CAACAACTAACTTCATCATAATTCCAATGGATAATTACTTCATGTCCTGCCGTGATATTAGGTAAATCAACATCTTCCTTTCTCGCATATGAACTATTTGAAAGAGCTTTAAGATATACATACCTTCTGATATTCTCAATATCTCTTTCTGTTTCTGCATTGAAAATCTCTACCAGATAATCGTCAACACATACATCATAAATATCATATTCAGAAGCTCCATTTTTCTTATTATCAAGCCTCTTTAACTCTTTGCTGATTGCAAATAGTGCTGATTCCTCATATTTCTTGCATTCCTCTTCACTTCTAAATACTGTGCCATCTTCTGCAATGTACTCTGTTCTTACTAACTTCTCAATTGTTTCTGTTTTTCTTACTTCATTTACTCTCATAGTTTTAATCTCCTTTTCTTATACTATATATTGTGGTTGCTCGTTTTATGTATCACTATATCTTGTAATTATTCTACCAAGAAATACAATTTCATTTCCGTTTATTCTGACACTTCATACATTATTGGTAATGCTGTCAATGGATATTTCACTACATCATCAACATAAGGAAAATAATTTCCAACGCAATTCTGCCTACCATATCTGTTCTTAATTACCTTTACTGTCATATAGAGTTCGTCAATATCAGTAACCAAAACTGTACGCTCTGTGTTAGTTATTATTACAAATTTTTTATTCATGTATTTCTCTTTTAATCCTTGAATATCCATACTAATCACTCTCCTTAATCTTCTAACGACCATTCACCAACTTTATTTCCGTTGATGTCCATAATGAAACCTGACTGATAACCACACTCTAACTTTTCCATTATCTCTTTTAGGTTACGTCTTAATTCGTAAGCACTTCTGTCAAGTTTATCGTTTTCATCTCTATAAGCTGCACCACCTGTTTTAATTTCAATTTTCAACATAATTTTCACTTCCTTCCAATCCAAGTACATAACAATCTCTGTACCCATTCCAAAAATATGATTTCAAATCTGCAAGAGTTTTAGTACCATTTTTTAGTTCCTCATAATCTGCCTTTAACATATCTGATGTATAATTTTTATAACAACAAATACATGAATGAAATTCTTTTCCTTTTTGTGCATACCATCCTTTATTTGGTGGAAATGTTTTCTTTGCAATTGTATGAAAAACAATTTCCATTCCGTTATAATCTGGCAGTTTATGTTCTCCACTTAAATCTCTAAGCTCAATTTCTATTCCGTCTGGTGTAATGGCTTTATCTATGACTTGCATACTATTACACCTCCTTATGTTTTGGAATTTCAATTCCAGACTTTATTTCTTCTCTCGCAACAATATATGTTGGAGTTTTTCTATCAAGTGTATAATATTTTTCTCTTATTTTATTCTGTTCTGCACTTGCCTCAAAGAAGTCTTTAGTTGGATCGTCCCAATACCAAACATAATATGTGTGTACAGTATGAGTAATTTCATCATATTTTCTTTTACATCTCATGATGTCACCATTCATCAGGAATGTATCTTCTTCTAATTTAAGACTATCAAATTCCGTTGGTGATACATGATGCTGTTTCTCTTTCCAAGTCCACACAATGAACTGATTCTGCCAATGTCCTTTGAAAATTTCTGCTCTATATGTTCTCAGATAAGCATATAAATCTGTTTTACTTTTCCATGCACAACCTTCTCCAAAATATACATAAGGTGAATTATCTTTAGGATTGAATGATATATACTGTTTATCAAAATCCTTTGTTGTGAACTTATATCCATTTTCACTTACAAAAGGATTTTTACTATCTACATATTCCCATAAATTTACTTCCGCTATAAAATCAATAGCACCATCTGCACAGCCTCCACAATTACCCCAATCACAAAATCTCTTTTCAATTTTACCTATATATTTCAGTTCTCTTGTTGGTAAATGTGTCCATGCTCCACCACTTGTATTACAACTAATTCTGCCTTCGTATTCATGAACAAAAGGTGTATATGGTCGTTCACAGATATAAATTTCATTCGCATCTGCTTTTTCAATATGAGCTGCTCCATAGTAATCTCCATATTCGTTTGTATATCTAACGCAATCACCTATACTTGGAGTCTTTTCAGACCGTGTATTTTCTATAAGTTCAACATACATATTTGCCTTATCTACATCGTAATTCATAAGTATATGCGAACCACAAAATCTTGCGTTAATCTCTCTTAATGTATCTATTGTATATTTCATACTAATCAACCTGCCTTTCTAATTTCTCCAACTTCTTGTTACTGTGTCATATAAAGCTCCGTTTGTATCCTGATATTCATCGTCTTCTGAATATGTAAATACATAACATTTATGACCGTTGATATTTTTTGTTTTTCTTTCACCATATAAAATTGCATATCTTTCTCTGAAACTTGCACTATCACACATTTCTCTCATTTCTTCATCTCGCTTTGGATTACCACAAGCTGTCTGAACACATCCATATAACCAACCATTCAGATAATCAATGTTGTAACAATACTGTCTCCATGAATCTGAATCATCAGTGAATACATAAAAACTTTCTCCGTCATCACCACGCTTAATCCGTGGCTTGCCAAAGTTTGCAATAAATGACATCAGGTTGTCTTTAATAATTTCCATTTCATTTTTTGTAAAATCGTACATAATTCGTTTCCTCCTTGTAATAAAATAGGCAGCTAGTAGATTATTCTCCTAACTGCCTTTGCGTTTACTTGTTATTTACTTTCCATAGTTTACACTCATTGGATGCCAACTCATATCCAATCCGAAATCATATTCCAGGCATTCAACAATTTCATCCTCGTTGAATGCAAGAGCTTTCATTTCTCTTATAATTATCTCCTCGAAATCATCTTCGTCCTCAATTAACCCCATGAGATAATTGATAAGATATTTGAGCTTCTTACCATGCTTTCTGTAATCTGCTAACTGTTTCCGTGTATTTTCCGTTATCATTTTTCTCACTCCTTTCCTAAGAAATCTTAGTTTCAAGTTCATATAGGTTTTGCGTTTGCATAATTATCATCATGCTTAAAATTACTTTCTTCAATATCAATCACTCTCAACTGATTAGCAAACTTTAGCATTTTATCCGTTGAACCTTTAATACAACTTTCATATCTGTTTCTGTTTTCTTCAATTTGTCTTTTTATCAAAGAAATATGATGTTCTGCTTCTTCAATTGTCCTATAGCTACTTGCACAATCATTGTAAAAGTGGAATAGTCTATTTGAATAACATGATTCAGGATTTTCAATCATTTGCCACATAGTAGCATTTGATTTAACTGGTAATCCATTAAATTCAAAATCATTTAATGCTCTATTACTTTTGCCTTTAACAATTACATAGCTCATTTAATCGCCTCCAATTCCAAAGTAAATGCGAATTTCTTAAAAACATATTTCCATTTCTTCATTTATCCAACTAACCTCATAACCCTCTGCTTCAAATTGGTCTTGTGCAGCTTCAAGACAACCATCTGTGTCCCATTCGCCTTCATTTTCGTTTTTGTAATTACAGATAGCATCCTTAACTCTGTCAATAGTTCCAACTGTAATATCATTTCCATAAACTCTTGCAAGTACAGTCACATCTGTTCCACATCCGTCTACATCTTCATCAATAAATTTAATAAAATGTTCTCTCATTTCTTTTACCTTCCTTTCCAATCCAAAGAAACACGCATTTGCTGTTCTATAATCAGCTTTATTCGTCAATCTCGTCTGGATAGACTATGACTCCATGTTTACCATTGATTTCCATTTCATAGCAATATACATTATCTGTTTCCTTACTATCTACCATTTCATATATAACCATTTCAATAGTGCCGATAGCACCACCATAAGTTCTTACTCTTACTTCATCCATTTCTGTAAATCCCATATCTATTCCTCCTTTTTCAAAACAAATATCCATTTAGTCTTACCACTATTCCTCATCTTCATCATTATCTTCTTCTCCCCATCCCTGGTTTGGATCACTTTTTGATGGTGCTACTTCCTCATATTCCATTTCTTTTGTGGTAATTTTAATCGGATATTTTAATTTTGCGTTGTCTTCATCATAACAACCAATATCAATTCCAATTTCTCGAAGATAGCTTCTACCATATTTTTCTTTCATTTCTAAATCAGGAATACGATTCATAAAATCTTTAATTCTCTGCAAACCCCTTTTATATCTTTTTACGGCTTTATCATAAGAAATCTGCCTTTCCTCTCTGTCCATCTTCTCAATTTCTTCTTCCGTCATTCCATTTTTACGAAGTTCGTCTTTTTCGAATGAATATAAACCACCGTAATTTTCAATTTTAGGTTCGCTCAACACTTTTGTTTCCATTGGTAAATAATCACGATTCCACAAAGCCAACAAATCATATACATCATATTTTCCGAAATTTCCATAACCGTCATAAAATGTCTCATGGATTGACTTACCATATTCTTTTTGAAATGGCTTCGGAACTAATAAGTAAGCATCTGCTTCTACATCGTCCAATAATTGTTTGCCTGTATCTGAATAAATCCAACTAAACTGTCCCATATCTATTCCTCACTTTCTATTCCAAAATATGTTTTTTCTTCATCTGTCATCTCACAAACTTCATTAAAATATTCCATCGCACTTTCTCTGTCATCAGAGATAAGTCCATCTTTAAATAATGTTGCAAGTTCCTCTAATCTGCTCCGTGGGATATAATCTGGATTTGTCTTTTCCATGAAGCAATCATATGCCGATTGAAGATATAGTATCTTCTTAAGATTGTTTTGGAAATAAGTAAAATATATTCCACTTGACCATTGCTGATCTTCAGGTTGCGTTGGATCATAGTCACTAACAACTGCATACTGTGTATCGCTTTCGCTTTGTAATAATGCGTAGTTATCTTTTTGTAAAATCTCAATCCATTTCATAATCTACACCTCCAATAAATAAAAAGTTTTCTAGAATCTCTTCCATTTGTTCAAGTGTTAAATCATTTTTGCTTTCTTCCTGAATATCTGTATAATCTGCAAAGTCCATATCCTCACAGATTAATTTACATAATTCAATCATTGTATGAGTCGGTTTACCTTGTGTTAAAGATAAAGCATACTCTACCTTATAATCGTAGGCATTACAAGCTACTTCCTTTGGTGTGAAGTTTCCTTTCCAATGTTCATTGCCATATTCGGCAATATTATAAAAGTCTTCGTAGTCTAACATTGTCCTTCAACCTCCTTCATATATTGTATGTATGCACTTTCGCTTTCAAACTGCTGATATTTGCCTATACTTGGGATATAACCCATATAGGCATCCGAAATATAATAGCCTTTCATATTAATCCACCACCTTATCTTTTGTAACTACAATTGCTACTCCTAATGGAATGGCTATTACAGACGCAGTTGCGTCTCCATTTAAGATAAAGGGAATAACTATTCCTAATGCTATCATGAACAGCCCAATTGCTTTCTGTTTTGCCTTTTCTTTAAGTATTTTCATTCTATTTATTCTCTCATTTCTGAGGATTTCTTTTGCTTGTTCGAGAGTATAATATCTCTCTACATTATTGTTTTCTTTTGATACATTTGCTATATTATTCATTTTTATTTCCTTTCTTATTTCTCACATATTCATTATCATAGGCAATATTCGTGAGTACGCACGATCATATTTCCATTCAGTCTCACATTTGCCTTGTGGGACTGATAATGTGTCTGTTTCTATTACGATTTGTTTTGCCTTTGTCATATTAAGACAAAGGTCATTTGCAAGTTTCATAATTTCTTTCTGCCAAGTTGCCATTTGAACAACCTCCTTTAAATTTGTATATTATTATTATTCTCTGTTATTCTCTTTTTTGGTACAAAAATAGCACCCTTTGCGTTTGGGGTGCTTATATGCCTTTTTTGTTTTCATTTACATTAAAAAAACACCCTCAATTTGAGAGTGCTTTTTGTGATTACATTTTTTTTAGTTTCGCTTGAAGTTCGGCTATTTGAGCTTCTATGGCTTGTTTTTCTTCATTTGCCTTGTTATATTCTTCATCTGGTATCCATTCCATAATTTCTGAAGGTTGGATTTTAAGATACTCACAGATACGGTTTATAGTTTCCATGTTTACATTTCTATTCTTAGATAATGCAGACATTGTGTTTGCCTTTATTCCTATTGCTTCTGAAAGTTGACGCTTATTCATTTTCCTTTCTGATAAAATATTCATCAGTTTATCATATACTATCATTTAATCACCACTTTCAATTTCGCTTTTTGGAACAAATATTTTGCTTATAAAACTCCATCTTGTAGCATCGTCATCAGATATAATACAAGTATCCATACAATCTAAAAGAGTTTTAATTTCGCTTTTATTTGATTCATCTATATAAATATAAAAATCATCTGTTAAATTCCATTTAACCTCTATAGAATGCATAGTGTATTCTTTTCTGATATCCATTGCCTCAAAATCGCACTGTCCTTTTGCCTTTAAATCTGACAAAATTTCAATTGCTTTATGAAATCCATCGTATTTTCGCTTATTTATGACACATGGTTCTTCAATCAAATCACCATCGCTTTCCATTACGGCATACAATAGAACACTTGCCTTTGCGATTTTTTCAACGGTTTCATATAATTCATTTTGCTTTTCCATTATATACCTCCAATTTGCGTTTTATAGAATTAGTTTCTTTTGCAAATATGCAAAATACTTATCACTTGCACCACATAAAGGTTTCTATTACGCAAGTGTTAGAGTGGCTCGGTTTCCCTTACCACTCATTGACACAATTATATATTTCCCTTTAGAAAGGTAAATACAATTTTATTATAGCAATAAGTTTTTATTTTTGCAATTCTTTTATACGTTTCCATCCAAAGAATCGCCGTGCTACTTCCACTGTATGTACGCATAGAAAATTATATATTTCCCTATCAATATCATACAGTTCTCTTGCCATAAGATTTCCGTTTGTTAAACGGTATACTTTGCTTTCTACACTCATAATTACACCTCCGATTTTCATATTGGCAAACTTAGCCGGAAAATTGCATTTCCGTTTCTAGGACACACCACGTAGAGGTGTTTGCCTTGTATCCCATAGGCAGATTTCAGTCTGCCTACAAATTAAGAATAAAGTGAGATGGTATCCCATGCATCCCATACTACACTCATATCTTCATCGGATAATTTTTTAAACTGCCTTACAAAAGCAGGAAAACAAATTAACGGAAGATTGTGGATAATCGGTCTATCTTCTGTAAAAATGCTTCCATCTGCATTTTCCATATCAAGAGGGAGCCAAGTTTCTCCGTTTACTGTAAATAATGCAACTTCAATTACTTCATCGCACATATTAAATTCACCACCGCATACAATATCAAGCGTACAATTATCGCACTTGATTGTAAAATTGCTTCTTTTGCTTTTCATTGAGGCTTCTTTTAAAATAGCAATAGCCTCATTCATAGTGCAATTGTTTAAATTTTTCTTTTCCATAATTATACCTCCTGGAATTGTTTTAAATTTAGGCAGACTGGTAGCGTTGATTTTAATATACGATTTTATCGTATATTTGACGCAACTACTGACGCATTTCAATATTTTGCATTGCATAATATATATCCCAATGTATAGCAAGCAGTTCCGTTACATCATCCATATTTTTCATATCTGGATTTCGCTTAAAGAAGTTCTTAAATATTTCTGTTGCTCGCACTAATGGTATTGCAGTCTGTTTAATAGTCATAATGATATACCTCCTCAATTTTGCTTTCCGTTTCGCTTCTGCTCATCGGTTACGGAC